TGTGTGGAAGAAGGAATCACTTGGTCTACGGAGCGCAAGGGTATGCCCGGAAAATTAACACTGTCTGTATTAAAAGCGGGCGCGCTTAATTTCCAAGAGGGCAACGCAATCCGTGTTGAACTGAATGGCATTCCGTTTTTCTATGGGTTCATATTCAAAAAGAAGCGCACAAAGGGGAATCTCATAAATGTGGTTGCATATGATCAGCTGCGGTATCTAAAAAATAAGGATAGTTACAGGTATCGAAATAAGACAGCCTCTGAATTACTGCAGATGATAGCAGATGATTTTCACCTGCAGTGTGGAACGGTAGAAGATACTTCGCACAAGATAGCCAAACGGCGTGAAGATGAAAAAACGCTGTTTGATATTATCCAATATGCTTTAGATGAGACATTGAAGGCAAAACGCAAACTGTATGTGCTTTATGACAATGTTGGAAAACTCACACTGCAGAACATTGAAAGTATGAAAGTAAACTGCCTGATAGATGCAGAGGTAGCAGAAGATTTTGATTATACATCCAGCATTGATGAGAGCACATATAACAAGATTAAACTCTTGTACGACAACGAACAGAGCGGAAACCGTGAAGTATACATCGCGCAGGATGGGAATGCGATAAATAACTGGGGTGTGCTGCAGTACACAGAAGCACTGAATAACAGCGCGGGAGCACAAAGCAAAGCGGATGCATTGTTAAAGCTCTACAATAGAAAAACACGCCATCTACGCATTCAAAATTGCATTGGCGACATTCGTGTTCATGCGGGCGTTTCGGTACCAGTGACATTATCTCTTGGGGATGTTGTAGCTAATACATATATGATTTGCGAAAAAGTAACGCATACATTCCGGAATAATGAACACACGATGACATTAACGGTGATTGGGGGCGATTTCATTGCCTAATGAAGTACCGCACACCTGGGAAGGTGTCATAAAAGCGATTGCGCTTCATGCTTTTGAGGCAGGAAAGCCGGTTGTGATACACTTTGGCAAGGTGGAGAGTGTATCACCGCTTACAATCCGAATAGATGCGAATACACTTTTGGCAGAAGATGAGCTTATATTATCTCACATGGTGAGAGACCATGCAGTAGATATTACGGTCAGTCATCAGACGGAAGATGCAGAACTGCGGGAATCGCTATCGACAGATTTCAAAAAACACAGGCATAATTATATCGGACAAAAGCGTATAACAATGCATTATGGATTGGCGATTGGTGAGCAAGTAGTTTTATTGCGACAACAGGGCGGTCAACTGTTTTATGTAATAGACCGCACCGGAGATATTGGCGTGAAAGGGGAGTGGCTGTGATGCTGCCAGTGCAGGAAGTAGAACTGATAGAAGATTTTACAATCACAACACAGCCCGGAAAAACCTATATATTGAATCTGGCAGAATATCGTATAGAACCGGGCAGGGTGGATGGCGTTGATGCATTAAAACAGGCGATTTATAAAATGCTTATGACAGAACGGTACCGGTACCCGATTTACAGCTGGAATTACGGGATTGAATTAGAAGAACTCATTGGGAAGCCTATGAGTTATGTCCGACCGGAACTTGAACGAAGAATCAGAGAGGCGCTGCTTGTAGATGATCGCATCAAGGAAGTTGACACATTTACTTTTTCAGAAGCGGATAAAAATAGTCTGGAAGTCACATTTATTGTTCATAGTATCTATGGAGATATTGAGGTAGTGAAAGAGGTGAATGCAGCGTGAGCGAAAAGACAAGTGAAACTATCTTGCAAGAGGCTTTATCAGAGGTTCGAGAGGGCTTTGATAAACGAGAAGGCTCTATCATTTATGACGCTTTGGCACCAGCTTCGATTCTTGCCTATGAGCAGCGGATGGAGATGGAAGTGAAGCATCGGGAGGGGTTTGCAGGAACCTGCAGCCGTGAAATGCTGATAGAGCGTGCCAGAGAGATTGGCATGGATGCGCCGTATGATGCCCGTGCCAGTGTGATTGAGGCAAAGATGTCACCGGCAGATATTGATGTTCCAATCGGTGCTCGTTTCAACTACGAGAAGTTGAATTATCATGTTATCGAAAAGGCAGAGGCTGGCGTATATTGGCTGGAATGCGAAACAGCGGGGGAAGCCGGCAATATTAGTTCAGGAAAACTGCTGCCGATTGATTATGTAGAGGGACTTGTGAGTGCTGCCATCAACAAAATTCTGATTTATGGTGAAGAAGAACAGGACACAGAGGAATACAGGGAATTATACTTCTCAAATGTAAAGGATGAGGCTAGGGACGGCAATGTAGGCCAGTACGAATTATGGACATCGAGCTATCCTGGCATTGGAAATCATAAAATATTTCCTTTGTGGAATGGCGTTTGCACTGTAAAGATTTCGATTCTGGATAGCAACAATGATGTGGCCAGCGAGGCACTGATACAGGAATTCCAGAATTATATGGACCCCGGCAGCACAGGTTTGGGGAACGGCGCAGCACTGATAGGTGCGATTGTAACGGTAACAACGGCAACGGAAAAGGTTCTGACATTATCCGGCAATATCACACTTGCAGCCGGATATACTGCTGCTGATGGATTGGAAGATATGATTAAAGAATATCTGCATCAGCTGGCGTATAAAAAGAACCTTGTTTCTTATATGGCGGTCGGTGCGCTGATTTTAAGCTGCCCGTCTGTTGAAAACCTTTCCGGTTTGCGCATAAATGGCGGGACTGCTGATATTGCACTTGGCGAAGAGGAAATCGCGGTATATGGTAGCGGAAGCTGGGTGATTGCATGAGAAATTTGATTGATGAATTGCCCTCTTACTGGCATGAAGTACCGGAAATGCAGGAACTGCAGAGGGTTATTCAAAAGCTGTTTGAGGGGATAGAAACAGAATCAGATAAGATTTTACTGGATGCATTTATTGATACTGCTTCGGAAGAACGGATATCCGAATGGGAAAAGCGCCTGACAATCACACCAACAGGAACGCTGGAGCAGAGGCGTTTATATTTAAAGGCGGTAATCAGGGGATTTGGCAAGCTGAATGAAGAAAAAATCAAGTCTATTGTAAACGCTTTAACCGGTGGTGATGCGATAGTAACATTTGAAGCGGGTGTTATTACCGTAAGGGTTCTTCCGCCAAATAACGGTGAGGTCTACTTATTCCCGGATGTCGAGCGGGCGATAGAACCGAGAAAACCGGCTCATTTGGGATTGAGCGTAGTGCGGTATTATTCTACATGGGATATCATAGAAAATCGTTTTGCAACATGGGATGAAATAAAGGCGCATTTCGAAGATTGGGAAGAAGTTCGAAATTATATTGAAGGGTAGGCGATAGGCGTGCAATATACAGAAAATTTGAAACTTGCAAAGCCGGAAGGGACGGATGTTCCTGATATAACGGTTATGAGTGCAAATATGGAGATTATCGATGCCGAAATGAAAGAGGTGCAGGACGAATTGGGAAAAGCCGCGCAAGAAGAGACATTAACAGAAGTGCAAGGTACAATGGCGCAGGAAGAAACATTGCAAAGTGTTAAATCGACTATGGCAAAAGAAGAGACATTAGCAGAAGTTTTGTCGGTGTTAAAGGATAAGACACCGAAACGCTACGGTGTGCGTATTAAGAAAAACGAATCTAATCCAGCAGCCAGAATTGAGTATATTTATGACGCCGTTGGGATGACACCGGCAAAAATGAACTTTACCAGCGGAACATTTGATTATGGCGACTGGGCAGATATCTGGTTTGTGAAAGATAACTATCCGGTAATGGTGACATCAACGGGAGAAGAAGATTATCTGCTAGATCCAAACGATTATTCACTGAAATTAAACGGTGCAGCGTCTGATGTAGCGAATACAGCATATGACGGCAATGCAATGGCAGCCATGCCGTTAGTATGGATTAGCAGATGGGAAGATGCCAATTATGAGTATATTGCAGTCTGCGAAAGCCAGTATGACGAAAGTTATCGGGCGGACGCACACACCAATGAAGCCGGGGAAGTAATGGACAAGTTCTATGCAGCAATCTTCCGTGGTTCGTTAGTTGATAACAAGCTGCGTTCTATCTCTGGGTTGCAGCCAATGTATAGTAAAACTGCTCAAAATGAAATTGACTATGCTAAAGCAAACGGCGCATTGTGGGATATTGACACATTCTCCAGATACAATCTGTTGGCAGATTTAATGACTATCATCAGCAAATCAGATAACAGCCAGGCATCGTTTGGCAACGGTAATCTGGGATACAATGAAAGTCTGGCACCGACCTATGGCGTAATGGTAACGGGCACTTTGAACAATAAGGGGCAGTTCTGGGGTGCAAATGACAACACCCATCAGATGAAAGCGTTTCACATTGAAGCGGTGTATGCTGACCAATGGCGCAGGGTTCGAGGGCTGATTTATGACTATGGTGAAATCAAAATCAAACCGACAGCCCCGTACAATCTGACGGGTGACGGGTACTTTGCTACAGGCATTCATATTCTGAATGCGTCAGGTGTGGCACAAGCCGGAACGGATGCGAATGGCTACATTAAAGGCACGAAAATGACGAGGTACGGCAGATTGCCGGTACAATT